CGCAGTTAATTGAGCAAGGCCAGGTGCGCCAAGTGCTTGTAATTGAGGAGCAACTCTGCGAATGTCATAGCTTGGTGCAGTAGCGGCAATGTTCTCAGGCATTGGTGTGCCTTGATCTGCCATTTGCTGACGTTCTTGAACATCCAAGACTTGCTCTCTTTCTGGAGTGCCTGACTGATAAGCACGTTGTGCAATAAGTTGAGCCAAAGAAGTTTGTCTTTGGGTTTGTGCCTGTTGTGCCCTAACTGTTGCCGCATCAGCTAACTCAAACAATTTCATAGCCAATGGGGTGTTACCCATTTGGTTGGCTTGAACAGCGGCTTGCTCTAAAGACTGCGGATCACGCAAATTCAAACCCCGCAACAACTGATCTTGTTGTGTAATGCGAGTTAGTTGTGGGTCTTCTACACCCATCATTCCTGCAATACCACGACCTAGTTGACCAACACCAGATTGAAGTGTTGCACGAGCCGCAGCACCAGGGTCTAACTGTGCCATCTCATAACCTTGTCTAAGGTCTTGTTGATAACGCTGTTGGGATAAACCTTGTGGCGTTATGCCAAATAATCCTGCAATATCTGTCGCCATGATTTCTCCTTAAGTTCCCCAAACACCAAGAACGTCTTGGTTGCCATAATAGTTTCCAGCGCCATAAGTTGTTGCAGGCGTACTCATCGCAGTAACTGGCGGTACAGTTGGATTAAACAAACCTGAAAAAACCTGACCAAACATAGAGTTAGGATTGCCTGCCGCAGTTAACAATCCCGCATAAGGATTGAACGTAGCGTTAGCACCAGTGTTGTAAGCACTAGACAACTGTTGACCTCGTAGACCTATTTCACCTGCTCTAGCACCAGCTAAAGACGCTTGTTGGGCAAGGTTAGCACCCATAGTCAATGGTTGTTGAGCCGCACCCTCAAGGGCTTGTACTTGTCCCAAAGCAGTTGTATAAGGTGAATAGGCGGCTTGTTGACCACCATAGTAGTTACCCATTGCGGTAGCACCTTGACCCAATAGACCCGCACCAAACAAGACGTTCTGTTGACCAGCTTGTTGAGCTTGAGATGCCAGTTGGAGTTCTTGTTGCGCTCTTGCGTTATACAAAGCCTGTAGCTCAGGAGTTGTAGCACCCAATGAGCCACCTTGAGCAACAGAAAGACCCGCACGACCTTGTTGTTGTAGTCTGTTTTGCAGATTAGCTAATTCCATCTCACGGCTAGGTTGCAATAACTGCATCTGTTGATTGATGTAGTTCTGAGCAACATCTTGTGGAGATTGAGAGATGTACTGATTACCCAAGCCAAACAAGTTCTGTGCGCCTGTTTGAAGTGGTGCAAATTGTTGTTGAGCCTGTTCTGCTTGTGTTAAGCCTCGTCCTGCAAGAGCAACCAAACGATCCTGAGCATTCTTGGCTTCGGGGCTTAGCTGATAACCCGCAGATGTCATACGACCCGTCACAGGGTCATAAGTGTAATTAGAAGTACCAAAGCGAGTGGTCATGCCGACTGGTCGGAACTGTGAGCTTGCTACACCCGTTTGAGTAGCCGCAGTAACATTCTGGGCGGCAAGTTGAGCAGCGGCTTTATCTTCTTCAGTCTGAAGTAATCCACCAACAGTCTTGAAACCGCTAGTGATAGTGTTGCCCGTATCAATAATCTTTTTAGCTAAAGCAGCATCTGCGAGAACCTTATCTGCCGCCAATTTTTGTGCTACAGACTCAGCAGTAATTCCAGCAGCCGTACCCGTGAAAGCACCACTTCCACCAGTTAAAGAAGTTACTGTAGAAACATCTGCTCCAGTAGCTAATGCGTTAGCAAGAGAAGTAGCACCCGCAGTGCCACCAACGCCACCAGTAGCCAAATCAAGTTGGGCAAGTTCTGCGGCAGTTTTACCACCAGTTAACAAGCCAGCACTTGTACCAGCAGCAGCTACTTCAGCCGCAGTAGCACCCGCTTCAATAAGAGCCAGTTGAGCAGGAGTAAAAGTAGCAGCGCCACCAGCAATACCCGCATTAGCCAATTCAAACGCTGTAGCCGCTTCTGCACCACCCGTAAGAAGTCCACCCTGTGTTCCAGCAACAACATCAGCCACATTAGTAACAGCACCAAGTTCAGAACCGCCTAGCCCTAATTCAGCAAGTGTTAAACCTTCTGTAGCTAATGCAGTAGGAGTGCCACTAAACAAGGTATCAAATACACCAGCACCACCCGCAACACCCAAAAGAGCCGCTTGAACAACTGGGTCTTTCAGAGCATCTGCAATGCCACCAAAGAAAGATAAATCTTTTTTAGTTTCTACAGTATTGATAAACTCGCCAGTAGGACTGTAAATTTGAACTGGTGTGCCAACAGGTGCTTTATAGTTAGGATCACCATTAGTTTTAGATGTATAAAAAGTCTCAAGAGGGCCAACTTGGTTATCTTCACCAGATTGACTATATTGGTATTGAGGAACAATAACAGTGTCGCCAAGTGTTACTGAATTGCCAGGAGGAACAGTAGCCGCTACACGGGAAGCAACAACGCCCTCATCTAGCCCAACAGCAGTAGCCATTTGCGCTGGAGACACACCATATTGCTCCATAGCAGCAACGATTTGTGCATCGCTCATGCCAGGGTTGGCTAAGAGAAAGTTAACTATGTCTTGACTAGATACTGCCATGATTTTTCCTTAACTAGCTTTAATTGCTATGTAGATGTAGGTGTAATTTGGTGCGCCAGTAAAATTAAATCCCGTAGAAGTTGGAGAAATGTAATATCCAGTGCCTTCTTGATTACTTAAATTAGGACACAAAAGATTGTCTAATCCACTTACTGGGAAACCTCTTTGGCTATCAACAATAAACCAATTTTCTGGTGTACTGCTAATTGATTTAAGCATAACAAATTGAGGCTGATAACCCAACGTAACAGTTGCTGAATTACTTACAACAGTTGCCGACCCACAAGAAATTATATTGTCATTACCACTAAGACCAAAACCACCTGCGTCATTGGCAAAGAGATATGCTACGTATTCAACTCCATTAGAATTTACGTTGCTATTAGTTCCAAGAGAAAAAACTGTACTTGTTGGTGTAGTTGAGTTCCAACAAGCACTGCCAACATTGGTTGGTGCTATAGTAGAATTTAAAACAAGACGGGATTCATTTCCAATTGATTGATGGTATACCTGCCAATCAGAAGCGTCTCCAATACCGCCCATGTTCCCATAGGCTTTGACAATAATACTACCAGGAACTGAACCAAGATTATGAGCAATGGTTCTATTTGACCCTGTTCCCGTATAAGTCACAACATCAAAGAACTTTGGCTGCTTGCGGAACGTCCATCCAACATAATTATCAAATAATCCCCAATTAGTCCCAAATTCACTGGCATCTGAACGAAGAGTAAAACCATTTGTATTAAACGCAGATATTCCTGCTGTATTTGCAGGTGATGATGTTTGTGATCCACTTGTAGAATTACTTGAAAGAATATTTCCATTAGTAAGGCCACGAGGAGAATCAATAATGGCATGAGGATAAGCTGCTGATCTATTTTTTAGCCAAACCATTCCGCCTTTAGTAGACAAATCAATACCATTAGTGATGGTCTGAGTTGCTTGCGTTCCTGTGTATAGATTTGTACTAAAAACTTCAGAAACGTATATAGGTGTTATTCCACCTACTTGAAAGGAGTTAAGTGCGGCAAACATTATGGTGTGTATCCTTGTATAACATTGCCATACCAGTTAGTGCCATCAGCTACAAAGGAAAAGATGTCCATCTTTCCCGCAGTAGCAGTAACAACTGGCGTTCCCGCAGCACTATATTTGACACCCGTAAATGTCGCTGTACCATTACCTGTAGATGCCGCTTGTTTGAGCAACAAAATAAACGACTTGCCCGCAGTAGCCGTAGGCATCGTAAAGGTACAAGCAGTAGAAGCAGTTAGGGTTGCTGTTTGTACAGTGCCAGAAGTTAGAACAAGAGTATGTGCGCTTGTTACAGTACCAATCGCAACAACACTCTCAACATAGTTCGTAACAGTTGGGTTTGTCAGGGTCTTGTTTGTCAGACCTTGAGTATCTGTCGTACCAACAACATCACCAGTGGGTGCAGTCTTAGCGGCAAAGGCGGCTAGATCAGCATCGTAGTCTTGCTTGGTAGCAATAGACGTAGCAATGTTGTTGAACTCAGTATCAATCTCAGTACCTTTGACAATCTTTGCAGGATTACCAGAGGTAAGGTTATCTTTGGTTGCAAAGTTCGTACTCTTGGTGTAATCGCTCATGATAATTTCCCATTTTTAGCTTGGATTTCAATCTTTTGAATAGACAATTGTGCCCCGTTAATATCAGACTCATAGCCTGTTTGAACAACCTTACCAGTACCAGAAGCAGATACTCTTAATGTATTTAAAGCAACACCATCAGAATACTCAGCAACTACTGTTGCATTAGCACCATATTCTGCAATTCCATACTCAGATACTCCCTGAACAGGAATGGTTGTTGTTGCACTCAAGTAATTAGTCTTAAAGTCAAAACCCCACTTGATAATTAGGTTCTGATTCGTGCCACCAATAACAACCACAGAAATCTTCTTTAAAACAGATGTCTGATTCACATTACCTAGATCTGCATGGTTGGTGTAATACTGAAACCGATACACACTTGTGTAGTCGTTATAGCCCGTGTATTGACCAATATAGCCATTCTTACCAATGTAGACAGCACCGCTTCTCAAAGATGTTAACGCTGTCGGAGTAATCGAGTCCCAAGTGGTTACACGGGAAGAACCATCTTGCAGAATAACTTTGGTATCAAAGCAGTAAACGGACTGAGTAACAGGCATCGTCAACAGATAAAAGCCTTCTCTCTCAGAGTAAACAGACTTAATGTTTGCCAATGTCTGTGAAGCAACATCACTCATCAAGTCATTACGCACATTCTTAGACAAGTCTCTC